TCGCGCTGGGCGTGATGAAGGGCATGCCGGCGGCTGATGCGATGCAGATGGGACAGGCCATAGTGGCGAACTGGGTCAAAACCGGCCAGATGGATCAGGCCACCGCCGACAATGTGTTGTCCGGTCTCGGTCGCCCGGATATGCGGGTCGCTAACATTCAGGGTCAGACTTCGCGCGCTACAACGGCCATGACCGTGGAGGGCGAGAACGCACGCAAAGCGGCGGATATTGCCGAGCTAGAGAAGGCGCGGCTGGCCACTCTGGTCAACGTCGCGGACCCAGACAACCCCGGCCATTTCAAGCTAGTGCCGCGCAGTCAGGTCCCGGATACCGGGGCGCCAGGGTTTGATGCGGGTGTCGCGCTGCAGGAGAACAAGGCGGTCCCGGTGATGCCGCCGGGCGGTGGTCCGCCTGTCCTGACGCCGACCGGCACCGCGGTAAAACAGGGTTCAACCCCTGCTGCTTCAACGACCGATCAGGCTAACGCCGAGATGATCCAGCGCATCCAAAACGAAACGGACCCGGTGAAGCGGCAAGCCCTGATCGAGAGCTACCAAGCTGGCGCATCGCTGCCCAAAGTGCAGACCGGCAAGGAAAGTTTCGAGCAGGAGCAGGTCGATTACCAAAACGACCAGCGGGCCTATCCGCAGCCGCAGCCAGGCGTGGTGAGTTTGGGTGTGCGCGACCCGGTGGCGTTCTTGCCCGAGGCGCAGGCGAAGATCGACCAGCGAACCCAGCAGCTGCAAGCACAAGATCGCAGGCTGATGAACAACCCGTCGCTCGCGCATCAGCGTGCCATCCAGTCACTGCAAGCTGATGGCACGCTGCCGTCCGTCGACGAGGTCAACCAGCAACGCGTGGCGCCGCGGGCCAAGCTCACATCGGGTGGTCTCAGCGGTGATCCGCGTATCGGCACTTATCAGCCGCCAGGTGCTGAGAGTGGCAGCGATCACATGATGATCGGGTTGCGGCCAAAAGGCGCCGGTCCCGCAGCTACACCGCAGCCGAACCAACCGGCGCAACAACCGGCACAGCCGGCGCAACCATCGCTCAGTGCGATCTATCAAACGCCTACGCAGATGTATGGCAGCGGCGGTGGTCCCGCGCCAGGACCAGGGCAGACGCCAGTGCCGTGGATCATGCGCAAGATGAATAGCAGCCCGGTGACCAACCCGGCGCCGCAGACACCAGGACAGCTGTATGGCGGTGTCCCGCAGCCCACGGCGCCTGCACAGACCGCGGCGGCAGGACCAGGCCAGCCGATGGGCGCGGCACCACCGGGCAAACCTGATGGCTCGATCGTGTATTATACAGGCCCCGCCGGGCGCATGGCGGGCGTGGTCCGCGGTGGCATGGTGTATCCACAATGAGCACGACCGATGATGCCCTCGCCGCCATCGCTCAGCGCGAGAGCGGCAACCAGAACATCCACACCAAAATCCCCGACCACACTGCGTCGGGCTATTACCAGATCATCGATCCGACCTGGCGTGAGGGCATGGGCTTCGCCGGGGTCGACCCCTCGCAATATCCAACTGCCATGTCGGCGCCGTTTGAAGTGCAGAACCAGGTCGCCAAGGCGCTTTACGCGAAATACGGTGAGAAGCCCTGGGCGTCGAGTGCACCCAAGTTGTCCAATGTCGTGGCCAACGGACAACCTGCGCCGTTGCCGACACCACCCCCGCCACCAGCGACACCGTTGCCGCCGGGGGCGGCACTTGCTCCGACCCAGCCGGGGATGGACCCGGCGGTGATGGACGCGATGTATAACGGCACCTCCGTCGCCGGTGGTCCCAGCTCGTTGGCTGACGCCTTTGCCCGCGCGGCGCGAGCCGGCCAGCAGCAGATCGTCTGACCATGGGGACCACCCTCAGCGACATCGTCCCCCCGGCGCTGCCCCAGTTCTACAGCACGCCCGAGGAAGCCGACGCGGCAGCCGCGGCTCCGGCGAAGCCAGGCGTGATCCCGGCGCCGCCGCCATCACCGCCGCCGCCGGCGCTACCGCAGTTCTACAGCACGCCCGAGGAAGCCGACGCGGCAGCCGCTGCGCCAGCCGCTCCAACCGCCCCAGCGGCGCCCGCAGCCCCGGCGCTGCCCCAGTTCTATAGCACTCCCGAGGAAGCTGACGCCGCGGCACAGGCAGCGCCAACCACCCCGGCCGCGCCTCAGGCAGCGCCTCAGGCCGCACCCCAGGCCGCACCCCAGGCCGCGCCAGAGGAAACCGGGTTCTTCAGCGGGCTAGGTTCCGGTGTCGTCGACACAGCCAAGGAGACCGCGCAGTTGGCGTCGGGCCAGGCGTTCACCACTGACCCGAACGCAGCGCCGCCGCCGACGCGGGGTTTCTTCAACGAACTCGGCTACGGCATCGGGCATTCGGCTCCGGTGCTGGGTGCCGGGCTTGCCGGCGGCGCGGCCGGGACTGCAGCGGGGGGACCCATCGGCGGCATCGTCGGCGCGGCGCTGGGCGTCGGCGGCGCGTCGGCGCTGCAAGACCTGGTCCCGACCTACGCCGCCGCCGTGCGCAACGGCATGAGCCATGACGACGCGGTCAACTACTCGGTCAAACACGCCATTGCGTCGGGCGCGATCGGCGCGGCCACGGCGCCGCTGTTCGAGTTCGCGCCGTTTAAGAACGTCATCGGCAAAATTCTGTTCCAGTCGCTGGTCACCCAGCCGGTGGCCGGGACCGCGGGACGGGTCGCCATCCCGGCGGCGATGGGTGAGCCGCTGCCATCCGGGAGCGAGCTGGTCCGCGGCGTGGGCCAGGACATCGGCACTGGTTTGGCGTTCGGGGTCGGGCACCAGGTTGGCGAACGTCTTGTCCATGGGCGTCCGGCCCCGGTGGTCCCGGGACCAGAGGAACCACCGCCGGCAGCCCAGCCGCCGCCGCCTAGTGCTGAACAGCCCCCCGCGCCTCAAGTTGTGCCGCAAGAAGCACAGCCCGTTCCACCAACGCCGGGTCAAGAACCTCCGAGTATAACCCCGCCCACTGAACCAGGAACGGTCCCAGCGTCTGAAAAAACAGCGGAACAAACCACGCCGGTGGCGCCCCCGGCAGGTCAGGAAGCCCAGGCTGAGCCGCCCACAGCTCCAGCTGCCGAACCATTGAAGCCAGATACAGTTCCGCCTGGTCCGGCTGAAGTATCGGCGGCCCCATCATCGTCAGAACCTGTTGCGTCATCGCCTGTTCCCCCCGAACCGGTTACCGTGCCGCCCGATGACCGACCTGGTAGCACCGCCGGAGGACCCGAACCAGCAGCTGGCGTGGGCGAGACAGGTGCTGAAAGACTTTCCGCCCCGGAGCCAGGCGGTGTGCGCCCCGGAGATACGCCGGTGGGCGCTGGCGGTGATCAGGCAGCACCGCAAGCCGAACCTGCCACCGCCGCCCCCGCCGACGTAACCCCGGCCAAGCGACCCGTCACCACCGAGGAAATGGCCGCACTGGTCGGCGCCGATAACAAGGCGCAGCAGGCACTCCGCAAGGCTGAGGGCAATCCCAAGACGACGCCGGAGCAGCTGGACGCCCTGCGCCAGAAAGCCCAGGACGCAAGGGCTGCGGTCAATGAAGCCCAGGGACCACCCGGCCGGGCGACCTACATCCGCTCCGGCATGGGACCAACCGATCAGGAGCACGCCCAGGCACTGCAAGCCCACCAGGCTGCGGTCGACGCGCGCGTCCACGCCGAGGGCGAGGCCCCCACCCCGGCACCACAAGAGGCCGGCAAAATCTTCGGCATGGCCGATCAGCGGATCAACCGCGGGACCGACGCCGCCGGCAACAACTGGGTCGGGACCGGTCACGCGATGGTCCGCGGCGACACGCTGGAGAAAGCCGCAGCCCGCACTGCCAAGCTGAAAACCTCGACCACGCAGACCGTCCCGTCCGCCGCGCTCGACAAGGTGGTCAACCCGTCGCCCAAGGTGGATTACCAGCCGGTCACCTGGGAACGCCGGATAACCGATCCTCAGGGCCGGGACCAGGTGGTCGGCAGCCTGCCGGACGGCACGCATGTGACCGTGCAAAAACCAGTTTACGACGCCTTGCACGCCGCGGCCGGCAAAGACGGAACCATCGTGTCGGCCAAGAAGGGCGACAATCGGGTGTTCGCCCGCAACGCCCAGGGCGAGACCACGGGCGTCGGCATGCCGTTGCGGAACGACCAGGCCCAGGCCCGGGTCTACGCCAGGGGACCGCAAAAGCCAGCAGCGCCCACCACGCTGAGCGACCTGGCGCCCGGCGCAAAACCTCCCGGAGGTTTTGAGCGTTCCGCCGAGACGACGCCACCAGAAGAAAACTTGCAGCCAGGCGGTGCAGTTTCCGGTCCAGAAGCGGACCTGTTCAGCCCAGAGGCCGCGCACAACCAGGACGCGGGTCCTGGGACCACTGGTCCCGAGACGACTGGTCCCAGCCAGGCCCCGGCGCCCGCGCCGACCCAGCTGGAGCGGCTGACCGCGACCCGGGATAAGCTGGCCTCCAAAAACCTGGTGACGAACCAGGATGCCGCCGACATCGCCCGGATCGACAAGCAGATCGAGGCGCTGCAAGCCAAACGCGCCGGGCCGCGCGTGGGCGGCATAAAGCGCCCCTTCACGGGACCGCCCGAGGTGAAGGCCGAGGCTGATCCGATCCGGGACTACCATTTCAACAACGGGACCAGCGTCTACGACAGCGTCTTTGAGCAGGCCGGGCACGACCCAAGGACCGCGGTGAACAAGCCGATCGCCTGGCAGAACCGGGTGCTGACCAAGCACATGCAAGACACGTTCGGTTTCAGGAACGTGGAGGTGGTGGGCGCGCGTAGCGATAAGCCAACGCCGGTTGACCAGAAGATCGCCCGGGATGCCATGCTGGACATGACACGAGCGGTCCAGGACTTAATGGCCAGCATGGCAGAGCCTTACGAGGCAGCCAGCTTGCACGGCCGGCTCAACCTGGTGATCGATCCAGAAGGCTCGAAAAGCTATTACGGTCAATACAGCACGGCTGGCGAGATCAGGATCACTGGCGGCGCCAATTCGTTCGGCCATGAGTGGGCGCACGCGATGGACCATTACCTGGGCGATCGGCTGATGGGCGCCGGCAACGCCACGACCCTGCTGACCCGCTACGCCCGCGCCGGTCAGCTGGACCCAAGAGACGGCGTGCAGGGTGCCTGGGCGCGCGTGCTCAACACGATCTTTTATGATCGCGCCGCCGAGCAAGCACGGCGCATGGACCTGCAACAGCGCGCGGCAAAGACTGACCGGCTGGGCAACCCGACCAAGGCCGCGCAGGAGGCGCAGGAACAACTAAACCGGCTGGATGCCGCTGCGAGCCAGCTGCGTATCAAGGCCACCGAATACCGCGCGGCGGCGGCGCGCACCAAGAAACCGGATTACTACGGCGATCCGGCCGAGTTGGTAGCGCGTGCGCACGAAGCCTATCAGGCGTGGAAGATGCAGGAGATGGGTGCTGATCCGCGCGGCGCGGTGATGCCAAACGAGGCTTACATCAAGGAGACCAACCGGCTGTTCGGCGATCTATACCCGCAAGAGGAAGATCGCATGAACATCTTCAAAGCGTTCGACGATCTGCATGGGATGCTACGCAACGAGGGCGTGCTGAGCCAGGGCAAGGTGCCGCAGGGGCGCCCTGACTATGGCATTTCGGACAACGCGCACTGGGAGGCCACGGTCCCGGGACAAGCCAACACGCCGGCGGGGCGCGGTATCCGCGACGTGCTCAACCGGATGGCGACCGAGACCCAGCGGCTGCTGAACACCACGATCCTGACCGATAAGTCCCGCCCGGTATCCGAGCAATCGCTGTGGCAGCGGTTCACTGACGGTGGCAAGGCGGTGACCTATTCACATCACGGCATCATGGAAACCATCATCAACCGGGCGCCCAAATCAGCACAGCCTCTGCTGAGAAGCGTCATGGACCGGCTGGCGGCAGCGCCTGGCGAGCGGCGCTATACCGGGGAGACTTACGAGGAACGCTTCCGCCACCTGTCCCGCGACTGGACCGGACGGTTCGCCAACATCCTCAAGAGCGCCGGCTACAAGCGCGCGGAGAACATGACCAACGAAGAAAACGACATGCTTCGGCACGTGCTGACCACCGGTGAAACGCGTTATCCAACGGACCCCAACGACATCAACCGCACTGGTCCCAGCAGGCCGATCCCGCAGAACCTGATCACCGCGGGCGGTCGTCTGCGCCGGCTGATGGACGAAGCCTGGCGGGCCAGCCACGACGCCGGTCTCGACATCGGTTACGCCAGAAGCGGCTTCTATCCGCGGCTGTATGACGCGTTTAAGATCACCGCGTCAGCGGAAGCCAAGGGCAGTTTCATCAAGCAGTCGCGGATATTGCACTCGCTGATGTTCGATCAAGAGCTGGGCGCTCCGGGGTCTGACCCCCAGGCGTTGCTGGAGAAGTGGACCACCTTGTCGTCAGCTGACCGACACCTCCTGCCGTTTGGTGCGGGCCACAACGACACTCTGACCGGGCACATAAACGACCTGCGCGCCAACCTGCGCCGCCAGGCCGAGATCACCGAAGCACTGAAGGCTGGTCCCGACCCGGCGCTGGAGGCCGAGCTGACGCAAAAGCAAGCCGAAGCCAAACAGATCGCCGAGGACGCGCACCCGCTGTTGCGGGGCCACATCGCGGCTCTCGCCTCCGACAACTGGCTGTCCCGGATCATCACCGGGGGCATGCACGAGTTCGATAACACGGGACCGTCCGGCCAGTATCTCCAGGCACGCGTGCTGCCGCCGGAAGCCGACCAGATCATGCGCGACTTCATGCGGACCAACCCGGCTGACGCGCTGCCCAACTATTTCAACTCAGCCGCGCGAAGGATCAGCTACGCCGAACGCTTCGGGACCAACGGCGAGGACTTGCAAGCGATCATGGGCAGGCTGGCGCAAATCCATGAAATGAACAGAGAGGACCTGAACTGGTTCAGCCACCAGGTTGACGCCGTCACCGGGCGCAACAGCAGCAGTCGTATGCAAGGCTTGATGAAGATTTCCAACTACATCCACTCGATCGGCGCCATGGCCCTGATGCCGCGGGCAACGTGGTCGGCACTGGCTGAACCGATGAACGCCGCACTCGCCACCGGCAGCATGCGGGTGGGCCTGGAGACCTTCGCCAATCAGTTCGGCCAGCTGATGCGCACAGCGTCGGCCAAAGAGCGCACCGAATTCGCCGAGTATATCGGGGTCACCACGTCACCGATGCACGACAGCATCATGCTGTCCCGCATGAGTGCCGACTATGCCGACAGTCCGGCCCTCAACCGGTTTATGAGCTGGTATTACCGGGTCACCGGCATGACCCAGCTGACCAACTCACAGCGCACCGCCGCGGCGGCAGCGTCGAGCGGGTTCCTGGCCAAGCTGTCCCGGGACTACCAGACCACCGGGACCGGTCGGGGGGACCAGAACTTACGCGACAACGCCACCGCCTGGTTCCGCGAGCTGGGTCTCAACGACCCGATCCATGCCGACTTCGCCAAGTGGATGACCGACTTCAACGGCGATCGTCCTACCGTCGCCCAGCTGAAAACCGACCCGATGTCGGGGGCCTTCAGCCTGGCTGTGCGCAGGCTCACTGACCGCACGATCCAGGACCCCTACAAGGTCGACCGGGCGGCGCTGTCGTCGGTCCCGTTCGTCGGGCTGGCGTTCCAGCTGATGAGCTTCAATTACCAGTTCCAGCGCAACGTGCTGCAACCGGCGATGGACCGTGTCATGCACGCCGGTGCCCGGGCGCGGCTCCAGGCCACGGCTGAGGGCGCCGGGTCGGTCAGTGCCAAAATGCAAGGCGGTCTGGCCTCCATGGGGTCCGCGGTGCACGCGGTTTCAATGGCCGGATCGATGGTCGCCGCCGGCATCGTGACCACCGCGTTGCGGCAAATCCTGTTTGCCCCAGACCAGTGGAAAAAGCACGAGGATGCCGGCGACCTGGCCGGTTACCTGACCGACCTGGCGATGCAACGGTCTGGCCTCAACGGGACCCTGGACCCGCTGATCCAGGTCGGCACCAACCTGCGCTATGACGCTAACGTTTCCTCGTTATTGGACGGCGCCTCGATCAACTGGTTGGCGAAGAACGCGCAGGACGTGATCGGCCCGTTCGTCATGGCCAACGACAGTCCGAACACCAACACCCGCTACTTCAACGCCGCGCATGGCGTGTTCAATCTGGTGGGGGTCCCGGCTGCCACCTTCGGTCTGACCAAGCTGGGCGCGTTCGGTGGTCCGTTAACCAGACTTGCGGCCGGCGCTGCGCTGCAATATGGCACCTCACCCGCCGTAGCCAACCTCGCCGCTGAAGCCGCGACCGGTCCCAAGGGAGCCACGCTGCCCAAGCCAGGCGCCATGAAGGAGCTGAAAGGATTGGGCGAGCTGCGGAGCCTGCGCGGGTTACCGGGTGAAGGCCGGCAGGCGCAGGGCCAGGGCGCCGCGCAGGATGCCGGCGGCGGCATGATCCCCTGGGGTCTGGCGGACGACGTGGCGCGCCCGGCCTGGGAGGTTGCCGGCGAGCCGGTCACCGCGGCGCTGTCGCGGCTGCCCGGGCCGGTCAAGGTGCTGGGTGGTCTAGGTGCCGCGGCGTATGGCGCCAAGAGCTTCCTCGACACCACGGCGCCATGGCGTGGTCAGCCGCCCCCGCCGCCCAAGCATCAGGGGGCGTCAGCACCGTAACAACCTGTGGGGTTTTAGGGGTGCCCGGATTGGGTAATTGTCTTTAGACTTGCAGGCCAAACAACACACAAGACGCAAGGAATTTCAATGAGTTACGGTGACGGTGTCTTTTGTAGTGTAACCCGCAACAAGGGGACGCCTTTTACAAAAAACTACAAGGAATTTCAAGGCGTTATCAAGGGCTTAGCTGAACCATTCTGAACCGTGTTGTGTGTTGTTTCTACAAAACCAGACAAAGAAATGCCCATTTTACGCATATTTTCTGTGTCCGGCCTTGTCGCGTTCGGGCACTATTCGGGCACCCCAAAATTCCCGATCGAAAATCTCTAGTTCTGAACTGGATTTTCTTGTGTCTTGCCGGGCACTAACCGGGACCGAACTATCTCGGACATCAAACCAACACAAGATGTGCGGTCAGCCTTTTTGATAACGTTGGACGATGAAGCCGGCGGCATCGACAGGCAGTCCCTTGGCCCAGCCAGGGGTCTGACGCATCACCAACAGCATGCCGTCCAGCGTGTCGTCGGCCTGGTCCACCGACACTTCGGCGATCAGCTCGTCATGGATGGTGGCGATGAGTGGGACCTTGCCCCGGGCCAGGACCAGCATCGCCTCGACCATCACGTCACGCGCCACTGCCTGGGTGATGTTCTCGGCGAGCTTGCCGGGCCATGCCCGCAGCCGGACCCAGTTGCCGCCCAGTGATCCGAGATAGGTGAATTCGTCGAAGCCCTGTTCGTTCTGTTCGATTTTGGGGTGCCGGTAGACCAGGTGCCGGCCACTGGGCAGCCGGATCAACAGCACCCGGTTGCCGCGGATGAACGTCACAAAGCCTAACTTTTCGGCAGCACCGGGACCGGCGCGCATCACCCGCAGCAGGGCGCGGTGGCTGTCCCACCAGAAGGTGACGATGTGGCTGTTCAGGGACCGCCAGGCGGTGACCGCGGACAGCGCTTCCCACTCGTCCAGCACCACGCCATAAGTCAGCGCGGTCTGCTGGAACCGGACGTGGCCCATGCCGAAGCCGCACGCCAGGACTAACACTTTGCCCAGCTGGCGGTTAGTGGAACCGATGGCGTTCGCGGTCGCGGTGTAGATGTCCTGGCGGGCGCGGAACACCGCCAGGGCGTCCATCTGACCGGCCAGCCACGCCAACACCCGGGCCTCGATTTGGGCGAGGTCGGCGACCACCAGCTTGAAACCGAACGGCGCCAGGATGGTGGAGCGCAGGCAGCTCGCCACCACGCCGATCGCGCTGTCCTCGAACAGCATGTCCAGGTCGGGCGCACTGGCCCCGGCACGGATCACCCGGAGTGCTGCACCCACGTCCTTGATCGACCCGCGGAACAGGTTCTGCGGCTGCAGCCGCCGGCCGGCCCAGCGCCCGGTGCGAGAGGCGCCGTAGTATTGGAAGGTGCCCCGCACACGCCCGTCCCGGGACCGTGCGGCGGCGATGGCAGCCAGCTTGGCAGTCGACGACCGGGAGGCATCCATGCGGGCCTGGAGGGCCGTCCTGGGCGGTCCTGTGAGGCTCTGGTCGGCCAGCAGGGTGCGGACAGTCTCCCGGCGCAGGTCCGGCGTGTCGACCCCCCGGGAGGCCAGCCACGCCCGCAGCAGCGCCACCTGGTTGAGGGACTGCACCTGACCATTGGTCAACCGGACAATCTCGGCGGTGAGGTGGATGGTCGCCTCATAAACCAGGCCACCCAGCAGCAGGACCAGTTGCTGATCGATGCCCAGGCCGCGCTGGTTGATCTGGTGGTCCAGCTCGAACACCTGGCGCTCGCGCGGGGACAACTCGGGGACCCGGGTGTCCAGTTCGCGCTCGGTGGCCACGTCCCGGACGCAGTAATCGCACAGCGCCTGGAACCGCACCGGGTCGGTCTCGTGCCACCAGGTCACCGGGTTGAGGCTGCGCGGTCGGGCGAACCGCAGCATCAGGTCCCGGGCCGTGGGGTCTTTTTGGATCGTCAGGCCGATGGCGCGGCCGGCGAGTTCCAGGGACGCCGGGTAACCCGCCACCAGGCACCGCGCCATGGTGCAGGACCACTGGGACAGCGGGATGGGTGGCCAGCCCAGCGGGACCAGCTTGGCGTGATACAGGGCGAATTCAAAAAGGTAGTTGTGCGCCACCACGATGGCGCCGCTGTTCACCGCGACGTTGAACCGCCAATCCAGGCCGCGTTGATAACGAAAGTCAGTGAGCGTCTGCACCGGGCCATCGTCGATCGCGTAGCACAGCACGGTGATGCGCGTGTCGGGGTGCTCTGCGTAGGCGTGCGCACCCGTTTTACGCAGGTCGGCGGTAGACGTGGTCTCTAAATCAAGGACCAGTCGGACCACGTCCTACGTCACGCCGCGTGACGCACACTACCCAGCTTTTTGCCGCGGACCCCGTTACGGATCGCAGCTTCGACACGCTCGTTCGGATAGACCTTATCTGGGCGACCCTCCGCTTTGCGGCGCATTCGGGCGGCATTGATCTGAGCCTTTCGAGCCGGGTCCTGCCATGTCGGGTTTTGACGTGCGGTGTGGACCACCAGCAAAACAAGGCTGGTCTCACGGATAAGCTCAAAGCCACCCGAGTCAGTCTGCCGGATAATGTTGATTGCTTTGTCCGGCAGGTTGAGCTGGTGATAGACACCTCTGACCCGGACCATTACCCGGTTCGGCTTGACCTTAATAAAGAAATCACCGGGCTTCTTATCCTTCGGGCCGATTACTTTGGTCCGCCGCAGCTGATGCTCGATTGCGCGGGCGATCGTGCAATCAGTGACAGAGCCACAGACGGCGTCCTCTGCATCCGCTCGGGTGATGGGCACCCGAAATCGGCTGGGCAACACTGCCGGGGGGTTGAAATGTTTACGCGCGGACATCGGCCTGCTCCTTTCGGATGCGCGCTTCCAGACAGCGAACAGCCTGAAAACGCTGGTTGAACGTAAGATTGAAAGTATCGAGCGCCGCCTCCATTGCGGCAGCGGCGGCTTCGATCTTGCTGCCGTCGTCGTCAGTCACTGCTGCGGCAGCCTTTCGGCGGATTGGCACAACCTTCTGACCGTCAAGAGGATCATCCGATCGTTGCAAACCCCCATGAAGCGGCATTGATGACGCTTTGGCGGCTTTTGCAACAACCTTGGCCCGAGAGACCTGTTGAGCTTCAACCTCAGCCTGATGCGCCAGCGTGGGGTCATCCGCTGCCGCAATCTTCATAACCTTTTGGATGTCTCTCAGGCTGCGGTCGATATGCTTCTTACACCACGACTCCCACCGACCAGGACCCAGCTGCGCCAGGACGAGTGCCTGAACAGTGATGAGCATGCGGCCGGCGTTGATCCGCTGATGTTCGCCGTCGCGATGCGACGTGTCTGCCAGATTGAACATGACGTTGATGGCGTGTGCATGATCGTCCAGTCCCTGATCAGTCGGCAGGTTCTTAAACGTCACACCCCAGGTTTTCGCCTGAAACGAAGTTGACTGTGTTCGCATCAAAGCGCCTCCTGTCTAGAACGGCACCTCGTCGTCGGCCATCACTGCCGCGCCAGGCTCGTCGTAATCCGGGAAATCATCCTTAGCGGCGCGCCGGCCATCGAGGCGTTCGCCATCGGTGCGGCAAATTTGCAGGTTGTTCAAAGCGAACGACACACCCATGTTGCCGGCCTGGTTGTAAGCGAACGGCGACACTGACGCGCGGGCGAGCTGACCGGCCCAGACATCTTCGGGCACGGTGATCTCGTTGCGCTGGGCATCGATCACCCCAGGGCGTGACTTGGTCCAGGGCGAGATAAACACACCGCCCGGGATGTCATAGCCCTTGTATTGCTTTTCGCTGCACTTCCTGAACGGGTTGCGGATACGGGCGATGAATGCTTTGTCCTGGCTCTTGCCGGCGCCCCACTGATCGTCGATGCAGTCGCGCACGGCCTTGCGCATCGCCTCAAAATTCGGGTGACGCTGCGCCTGCTGATCGAACAACAAGCTGATCTGATACACCGGCTCACCACCCGGCGCGCGTGGCCGCGGCGAGAACACCACAGGGAACGACAAAATGCCGATCGGCGTGTGAAGGCTGCTCATAGTTTGGTCTCTCCTAGTGTGAAATCGACGGTGTATTTGAGGGCCAGGATTTGTTCCTCGATGTCGTCCCGCGCGTCCTGGCTCACGCCGCCGCGGTCCCGGACCACTTCCTCCAGTGCGCTGATCACGTCCTCCATGCGCCCGGTGGCGAAGCGCACGCGTTGCCGCAGCGCCGCCAATGCGGCGTCATTCTCCGTCAGCATTGGCGAAATCCTCCCGTGCATCAGGGGTGTTTGCGCGTGCCAGCTTCACGCCGGACGACACGCTCTCGACCAAGGTGCTGGCGATCCAATCTCGCTTGGCGGGGGTCAGTCCTTTTTCGATCTGCGCCGGTGACCGCAGCCTTGGTTCCCAGATCGTGTTGACATCCAAGCCTATGGACCCCAGCGCCGCAGCGGTCTCAGCCGCATCGTTGATCCACCGGCGGCTCGGCCGCGTGGGGACCAGCTCCCAGCCGGGGATACGCACCTGGCTCTTGAGTTGTTCCAGCGCGTAACCCTGCAGTGCATTGATCCAACTCTGTGCGCGCTCGGCGATGTCCAGCTGCTTGGCCAGGTCGTCGGGATTGTCGGGCAATACATGATCAGCGAATTCACGTTTGGCCATCTCGACCGCGTCCTGCTGTAAACGGGGACACGCGTGCAGCGCCGGGCAGAACCGGCACCATGGTCCCGGGACCAGTGGCGCGTTGTCCTGCGCACACGCCTCGACGCCGGGGACCAAAACGTCATCGACCCACATCAACAGATCGACCACGTCGATTTCCCAGCTGCGGATCGGCTCGTTGCCTGGCGCGTTCGGCTGCACCACGGTGAGCTTGATGGTTCGGAGGCTGCGTTGCTGGTTGTCCGGCAGCTGCGCCAGCACGCCGGCGGCGTAGTAGAGCAGCTGCGGGTTCTCGCGCGGGTTGACCTTCACGCCGGAGCCGTTTTTGTAATCGATCACCTCCAGCGTCTCGTTCATAATGTCCAGCAGCGCCACGTCGACGCGGCCAAACATCAGGACCGGTGGCGGCTTGGTCGGTGGAAAGTAGCTGTCCAGTTCAACCTGGAATTCGACGCTGACCCAGTCACTCTGATGTGCCGCGAGATGCACGTAGCGCAGCATGACGTTCACGCCATCGATGAGCGCCTGATCGACCGGGACCAGATGACCCTCAACGGACCATGCCTGGCCAACCTCAGACAGTGGCAGCAGCAGCGACCCGGGCGCGCAACCCTCTGCCAGCGCATCACTCAACGCCTTCTCGATGTAGTTGTGCGCAAGGGTCCCGGTGGCGGCGTAGATCGACGAAGGCCGCGGCGGCGCACTCACGCTCTGCTGGAAACTGCCAGGGCAGTTCAGCCAGCGATGCGCGCCAGACGCGCCCAAGAGTGAGTGCGCCGGGAGTTTCATGCGAACCCCACGCCCGTGGGCACTATCGGCGGCAACGGGTCCCACCGCTGGTTGTTGAGTTTGATGGCAAAGCGCCAGACGGTTCCGTCGTCGCACAACGCGTAGACGTTATCGGGCAGCTGGCCGGAGGAACCGGACGACACGGCGATCTGGATGATCTTCCCCACTATGCGTGTGTCGCTCATTGACGCAGGCCCACGCCCTGCACCAGCTGCATCGCCTGCTGATAGAAGCTGTGGCCCTGATCGACCGGCACGTCGTAGAACTTGGCCACGTTGAACTTCTTCTGGAGTTCCTTGACCTCTTTGACATGCCCGGCGGCATAGGCTTCACGCATCAACGCGAGTGCCTGGTCCTTGGCTTCGCCCGGCGACATGCTCGGCTCGGTCAGGCCCAGGTCGTCGTCGGCATCCGGGTGGTCCCCGGCGCCATTGGTCCCGGCCACGTCGACTGGCGGTGACTGCACACCACCCGACACACGGGTCTGTTTGTTGGCCTTCGCGGCACGCGCCTTGGCAGCCTGCTCCTGGCGTTGCTCTTTCAGACGATCCGGCGTCGGAGCACTGCCGGCGGCGTCCAGCTGTGTTTGCACCTTCTGGCTCAAATCAGATGGCAGGCCAGCTGGCGCCGGCGGCGCATCGGTCAAGGCGGCTTCCCGGAGCCACGCTTGCATTTCGGGCAGCGTGTCGAAGGTCAGGCTGATCTGCACTTGCATGTTGGTCCCCTTGGAGTTCACTGATCTCTGACGCCTTGCGCCGGAACGTCCGCATGATGCGTTCGTCCAAACTTCCGGGCAGGTAGAGGAAGCTGGCCAAGACGCTGTCGCGCTGGCCTAATCGGTGGGCGCGGCAGATCGCCTGGACGTTCTCGCCTGGCACCCATGATGGTTCGACGATCGCCACCTCGTTCGCCGCGGTCAGCGTGATGGCGGTCCCGGCGGCGAGGATTTGGCCAATGAACAGCCGCACACGGCCACGGTTCTGGAACAGCTCGATCGCGTTGCTGCGGCCCGCGGGACCGGTTTCCCCGGTGATCACCACCGGATCGAATTCCTCCAGCCCGCGGCGCAGGTGCTCGATCACCGAGTGATGCCAGGCGAACAGCAGGAGCTTGTTCACGGACTGCATGCGCTCCTGGACCCAGGTGATGGTGGGCTGGACCTTGAGTTCACCGAGTTCGCGTCGCAGCGTGGTGAGCTGGCCGTCCGGGTTGTGCAGCGCGCGGATCAGCAAATCGTCGTTGGCCTTGGTCAAGGACCAGGTCAGCCGCTGCGCCAGGCTGCGGCTCAACGGGTGCAGTGTTTGGTCCCGCGGTGGTCCCAGCGGGATGTCCTGCACGATGAGCGGCGGCAACTCCGGTAAGACCTCAGCTTTGCGGCGACGCAGGACCACCGGGGCGAGGGCTTTGCGCAGCTTCGCCTGGTTCTTCGAGCCGGAGACCTGGCGACCGTGCACGGTGTCGACGTAGCGGGTGAATTCTTCCTCGAACTCGACCTGGTTCATCGGCCGGTTCTTGGCGCGCAGCATCGCCGCCTTGGGCCAGAACGTGCGGATATGCTGATACAGTTCGCCGGCATGGTTGGGCGTCGGCGTGCCAGTCAGCAGGATCACCCGCTGGCAGGCCGACTGCACACCCTCGTCGCCGCCCACCGCGCCATACACCGCCTTGGTGCGGTTGGACGGGTTCTTGAGGTAGTGCGCCTCGTCGACGATCAGCAGGTCCCAGTGGGTTTTCTGGAGGTATCCCGGGACCCGGCTCTCGTTGGCCGACATCTCGTCGAAGCCGACGATCAGGACCAACGGTCCCGCGGTCCCAGTGCGCCGCTGAGTGGCGAGCTGCGGGGTGCCAGGCTCGACGATGAACACCCGGTCGGACCAGCCGGGCAGCCACCGGGCGATCTCCTGGGACCAGACCTGGCGGGCACCCGCCGGGCACACCACCAGGACGCGCTCGGCGTTCAGCTGGTCCGCAGCGGCGAGCGCCTGGCGTGTCTTGCCGAGGCCAGGGTCATCACACAACAACGCCGCACGGTGACGGGACAGCACGTAGCACAGCCAGGCGATCCCAAAGCCCTGGTAGCTGCGTAGTGGTGCAGACATACCCCTCCCCCTCACAGCTTGTGATGTCCGTATAGGGACAAACTGTGTCTTTTGGCGTCTAGGGGCTAGTTGTGTGTCGTATGTTTTGTCGTGTCAAGATGGAAAGACACTTAACCAGACAAAAACTGCCTGGACCCAAACCAGGCCAGCAACGCTGCCTCAGCCCGACCGTCGTCGCTCACCCGGACGAATGACTGGGCGTTGGCGGGGAATAGGCGTGCGGCGATCAGCCGCGCCTCGTTCTTGTCGGCGCCCAAATGCAGGGCGCGCTTCCATTCGTTGGGCGTCACAAAAGTGGCTGGCACCTGCAAGGCGGCAAGCACACCGCGGACCAGTCCGTAGGCAAGACCAAACGAAAAGCTGCTGGTGACGCCTTGTCCCGGCAGGGAATGCACCCGTTCGACCCAGGCGCAGTCGGGTTCGTAGGTGCGCACCAGGTCGGCCAGCCAGGTCTCGCTCACCTGGCGGCGTCTGGCTTTGCCGGTGCGGACCAGGGCGCTGGGCATGTCAGCCAGGACCAGGGCGTCCAGGTCGGTGTCCAGCATGGCCAGCGCGCCGGTGGCGCCGGGATCAACCCCGAGAACGCGCACGGCTCACCGTGACCAGCTCCTCATTGTCGATCAGGAACTCGCGACACTGCCGGCCTTCACGTTCGACCACATAGAGGATCATCCCGACATACTTGGCGGGGATTTGCCGGCGCTGCCACATCTGAACCTGATTGTATTTCAGCCCGTGATCCGGCTGGTGGCGGTCCAACACATCCAAGAGGCCGCGAGGACCTTTAAAAGTCCTGAACACATGCTTTACATCAAGTGTGACCATTTTGTTAAAGCCTCCCCTGATGGCAGGACGCGTCGGTGTCCCGTCTGAGCGCGGTGATCTCACCTGTCATTCACAACAACTATACACAGAACGGGCGCCTGTCACTATCGGTGGTGTAACACCACAAGTTGTTGTGTCGGCTGGTATAATGTGTTATCTAATCGCCAGAACACCACATCTTCACCACGAAAACGTGTGCGTTCGTCAATCGCTTAACGATGTTTCGCCAAAGCCCTGATACACCCGGAAAGGCACCGAACCATGACTGCTAGAAAGAGAGAACTGCCTCTTGCACCCCCAGAGAATTTTAACGACGATGAGGTTACACCACAAGTTGTCCAGGGGGAGACAAATGACACAACGCAAAGACACTGGCTCCGTCAACCTGGCGTTAATACAACGTCAACAGCACAACAACAGCAACAACACCCACCCTTCGCTAAAAGCGGGCCGCAGCCACCCCGACCGGAATATCTCCCGTTCGCTACGGTGTTGAGGCAAGCCATGTTGGACAAGAATTTGAGCGCGGCCGAGGTGGCGCGGCGAGTTTGGGGGACCAGCACGGACAAACGCGGTTACGAGGTGGCGAAAAACCGGGACAGGATCGGCCACTATCTGGCCGGGACCAGCTACCCCGAACCGGAGAACCTGCAAAAGCTGGCCGACGCGATCGACGTGCCGGTGGAACGGCTGGGCA